GCAACTAGTGATCTGGTAATTACTATTGGAACTCACTCCTTAACTACTGCAAATAGAATTGCATTAACAACAGGTGGCATTTCATTCACCTGCACTAAAGATGGTAATGATCGTATCACTGCATATCCTCGTGCAACTGATCCTGCTGCCAATGCAGTTTTAGCAATTACTGCTGTTGTTCCAAACACATCAATCACAGTTAATGTTGGTAAGTCTGGTGCTCTTGATCAATACGTTCATACATATTCTTCTGCTTTGTCAAATGCAGTTACTGTTCTTGATTACAGCACATCTGATTGTGCCGATGTTTACAATACAGTTGGCAACTTGATTGATATCCTTACTGATACAATCTCTAATGCTGCTCTTACAAGTCCTGTTGATCACCTTGCATCTGTAACTAGAGTTGAACCTGTTATTGAATTTGCTGGTGGTACAGTCAATGCATTCTTAGAAACTGACTTTAATATTGATTATCAAGATACTGTAAATGATCTCATTTATACAAATGCAATCGGTCCTGATACACAGTATAGATTTAGAGATGCTGCTGGTTTGATTCGTGCAAACCGTACACCTATTGTTGACAAGGCAGCGGCAGACATGATTGCTTTGTATCCTGATCTTGCTCAGGATATGCCTAGAAACCAAGGCGGTGGTAGCACAGATGGTACTCTCCGTTGTAAGACTGACCTTGGACAGATTCTAGATGCAATCGCTAATGATATTGAAGAGGGTGGTAACAAGAACACCGTTACTGCTGGTAACTTCTACGTTGGTGGTAGTGGAGAACTTCAACACATTCGTTTACAAGCATTCCAGTCAATTTATGCACATGATCGTCTTGGTTTCTATGCAAAACAAGCAATCACAGGTGATCTTGATGAAACAAATACTACAGCAATTATCGTTGGTGATTGGGGTATTACTCAAGACGGTGGTGGATGTGCAAACGTCAAGACTGCTATCGATACACTGATTACAACAATTAATGATATCATCGCACCTACTAGCGAAGACTTCAACACTGCTGCAAACAGACTGTATTTCAACAGAAATTATATCGTTCAGGAAATTACTGGACTTACAACTGCAGAGTTTACATATCAACTCAACAATGTAAATTATAGTGCTCTCAATACTGCCCTTACAGCAGATCTTGAACTCATTATTTTGAGTATCATTTCTGACTTACAAACTGGTGGTAATAGCAGCACAATTAAATCTATTGAAACTTATATCAATGCAAATCTTACTCTGAAAGATATCAGTGATATTCTTCTCGCAACTATCTACTCTATTGAGCAACTTAAGATCTTTGGTGAAAGAGCAGTAAAGAATCTCTTGTATGATCAATTTGATTCCGTAACTGGTGATCAATATGCAGCACAATATTCATCCTCTGCTGCCTATAGAGATAATATTACTCCTACTGATATCAATCAAGTTGTTTATAGAATCAGAGATCTTGTAGATGAAGCAGTATCTATCCTGTCACCTGGCAGAGATGAAGCAAGAAGTGCATCTAAGAATCTTCTCTATAATAAGAACTACTATAAGGAAGAAATCAATACCCTTGCTACTGCACAATTTGGTACTGGTGCATGGACTTATGGTGACTTTATTGATGGTTTGGTCGAGGACATTGTTCATGACATGATCGTCACTGACGTAACCAAAGAAATCACTGCATATACAATTAATGTTGAAAGTGTAACTGGCAACTTTGTTGTTGGTGAGGTTGTTGATTCTAGCAGTGGTGGTGAAGCAACTGTTCTTGAATGGGATGAAGAGGATTCTATCCTTTACGTTGGTGCATTCAGAGGTTCTGCATGGGTAGCAACAAATACTTTGACTGCTGCTGGTGGAGCAACTGCAACTATCTCTACTAGTGGCGTAAGTGCCGCATATGATTGGTGGAGTTCTCCTGCGAATGTCAAAATTCTTACTCGTGCAAGAAATATTACATCCAACATCTCAGGACAAGTTTCTGGAACTAACCTCTTCCCAGATCCAGAAAACTTCAACGCCGCTGGTTGGACAAATAGTGCTGTTACTAAGACTCTGAACGCTGCTGCTGGTCCTGACGGTACGTTAACTGCGGATAAACTTTTAGCATCTACTGCTAATGATTTCCACTTCACTTACAAGAACTTCAGCATTAATTCCTTTGAAACCTTTGATAGTGGAACCGTTACATTTGACTCTGGAACAGAAACATTTGACACAGGTGCAGTTGGTATTGATACCACTCAAACCTATACATTCTCTGTATTCCTTAAGTCTGACGGTACTAATCTTGGCAATGCTGCAAGAATAATGCTTGCACTTGATGATGGTCTTGCTACTAGACAGCAAGCATTCTTTGACATTAATCTTGATAACGGTACAAGTGCAAGTGTCTTTACACCTCAAGGTGGTATTACTGTTGATGCATTTGGAGTTGTTCCTTATGGTGATGGTTGGTATAGAGGATATATCACTACCACATTTGCGTTTGGTTTCAGTGAAATTAGAACACAGATCTTTGTTGATGGTGGTGCTCCTTATGCAGGTAATGGAACTTCTGGTATCTTTGCATGGGGTGCAAAACTTAATAAGGGAGCACTTGATCCTTACACTGCAGGAAGTGGTCAAATCTTCTATGCAGATACGGAATATAACATCAAGAACTTTGCTATTGACCTCTTAGAAACTTACATGGGTCAGGCACTTGATAATACACTTACAGAACCTTCACCTGCATCAGGATTCTATAAATTCTATGATTCTACTGCTGCATCTGATTATTCTAAGGTAACAATTCAGCGATTCATTCGATATGGATTGAATATCATCCGAAATCAGTTGAGTGTTGATAGTTATTATACAACTCTTATTCAGGTTAATGGCATTTCTGTACCTGCGAAGACATTTGGAACCAGAGACATTCCTATTGGAATTGCTGGTGGACTGAATAATGCAGATTATATCTATGGCATGTTGAGCAACAACTATGCAGAACTTGAAAATATTAGTCTAAATGAAGGTCAAATTGTACAGGTCTATCAGAGATTTAGAATTGATGGTGATATCACGGATGGACCATATACCATGGGTGAGACAGTAGCAAAACAGGGTGCTCCTTCTGTTACTGGTGTTGTTTACGGATTCTTTGAAGATGAAAACTACAAGTATCTTGATGTTCGTATTACTGCAGGTCCTTGGGCAATTACTGACAATATTGTTGGTGCAAATAACTCCACAACTGCTCAAATCAGTGCCATTGAAAATCGCATACACATTATTGACCTGAAGGGTAACTTTATTGATAATATTCCATTCAAGGGATATACTAGTGGATTCACTGCACAACCTACAGGATTCCTTAAGACAGAAGCTGCTGTAACAAGTAATGCTGGCGGTACTTTAACCGTTGATACTGAGACTCTCGTAGGAACATTTGAAAAGACTTCTGTAATCTATCCAGAGTCTTCTAGACAATATCTTGATGTTAGTAAGTATGCTGGTCTTGATGTTCAGGTCGGTCAAAGAATCGCGTCTGAAGGACACATCAGACTTGGTATTTCAGTTATCAGTAATCTGAACGTATTCACTGTTGGTAATAGACTTTATAAGGTTGTCAATGGTAATCAGGATGCAAATACTTACGGTATTATTACTGAAGTTGATCTTGCTAATAACTTCATCTATATCTCACAAGTTTCTGGAACTATTGGTAACGGTGACTTAGTTGGTGATTATGGTGTCTCTGCTAACTTCCCTGTTGGATATGCAAGTGTATCTACTAAGGTTGTAACTGCTGGTGCTGCTGCAGCGTTGGTACAAGATATTCGTCTTATTGGACTCAATAAGAGATTATATCTCAGTGATATTCGCGGCACATTTGATGTCAAAGACTCTATTAAGAGTATTGATGGATATCGCGCTGCTGTTGTTGCTAAGGTTGATCTTAAGGGTAGAGTTAAGCGTTCCTTCAGAGGTTTCGATGGAACACAGACTACATTCAAACTTACTACAGATAACGGCACACAATACTTGCCTGATCCTGCAGGACATTTGATGATCTTCGTCAACGGTGTTCTTCAACCACCAGGCGCTACCAATGCATTCACAGCATTCTCTGATCAGATTCAGTTCACTGAAGCACCTGATCTTGGAGCATCGTTCACTGGATTCTATGTTGGTAAACTGAGACAACTTGATGATATCTCGTTTGAGTTTGACTCCCTACGTCAATCCTTCAACCTCAAGCGTAATGATGTGTTCTACTCACTGACATTGACTGAAGGTGTACAATCTACAGTCATCAGACCTGAAAACAACATTATCGTTTCTCTCAACGGTGTTCTTCAAGAACCTGGCGTTGGTTTCGAGATTGTTGGTTCTAGAATCATCTTCTCTGAGATTCCTCGTGTCGGGTCTACATTCGTCGCATTCTCTTATGTTGGTTCTGAAGCAGACGTTGACGCTGCTGAAGTTGTTCCTCCTATTGAACCTGGCGACTTTATTGAAATTCAAGGTGAGACTACGGACAGAGAAGTTGCTCTAATTGAGTCTTCTAACTCCCTTATCACTTTCGATTATCTTGGTTCCGTCTTCGGTCAAGACGGTCAGGCATCTGCTCAACTTACTAGCGGATTCATTGATAAAGTACAAGTTACCTCTGGTGGATCTGGTTATACATCCAGACCTACTGTAAGACTTGATTCTATCTCTGGATTTGATGGTCAAATTCGCGCACTGGTTGGTGTTGCGGGTGTTGAACTTCAATCTGCTGGTAGTGGATATCAAAATCCCACAATTGATGTTGAAACCAGTGTACCTGATGATTGGACTGCCCCTGATCTTTCTTTATATGGTGAAGAGGTAATCGACCCAGAGATCCTATAAATAACTAAAAATTCCTACGAGTAATGGCTAAACAAACACTCGGTCTTGGCACCTCCGCTAATGATAATACAGGTGATACTTTACGAATCGGCGGTGACAAGATCAATGATAACTTTAATGAGCTATATGCAGCGTTAGGTAACGGCACTAACTTAACTGTTAACGTTACCAACCCTGCTGTAGGTCAAGTTTTAAGGTATAACGGATCAACGTTTTTACCTTCTGACTATACCAACTTAACTGCCAACTTAGATGTTAACGGAAATAATATCGTTTCTTCTGCCAATGGAAATATTGCCATTACTCCAAACGGCACTGGAAATACAACTATTTCTAACGGTAGCATCACTAATACCTTCAACGGTACTACTGGCGTAGTTGATTTTCCTACAAAAATTCAGTATAAGAATGAATATTCTGCTCTTGGTAACGCACCAGCAGCAGCAACTTATACTGGTTATTTCTTCACTGTTGACGGTGATGATAATCCTTATGTAAACATCAATATCACAGCTGGTGGTGTTGGTGATACTAGAGCAAAACTTCTTACTGAATATTCTAGTATTGATGCTCTTTCAGATGTTGATACTACAACTGCAGCACCTACAGCAAACCAAATTTTAAAATGGAACGGGACTAATTGGGCACCTGCTGATGATGGTGGAAGTGGTGGTGGAACAACACAAAACTTGTTTGAGACTGTCAGTGCTGATACTGGAAGTACAACTGCTAACGCTGCAAATGATGCATTAACAGTTTCTGGTGGCACAGATATTACGACATCGATTACTGGAGATGTCCTTACAATCAATTATTCTGGTACACCTGTTACAACCTTTGCTGCTCTAACTGATACCGATGTTACTGGTATCACGCAAGGTGATTCATTATTCTGGAATGGTCTTGATTGGGCAAGAATTCCGAGTCCAATTATTTGGTGGGAATTAAATGCTAACGGAGCATCTGATTATACTTTTGATGGTCCTGGTTTTACAGGAGCAGCAAATGATCCCACTCTGTATGTTTACAGGGGATTTACTTACGCTTTTGATAATTCTATTCAGGGTGGAGCACACCCCTTCAGAATTCAAAGCACTCAAGGTTTGAGCGGAACCGCATATACTACAGGTCAATCTGGTAGTGGAACTGCAGTTCTTTACTGGACTGTTCCTATGGACGCTCCTAATACACTGTACTATCAGTGTACAATCCATGCAGCAATGAATGGAACTATTAACGTTGTAAGTTGATATAAATGGCAAGAACTGTTCCTGGATCTGGCGCTGTCATCGAACCCATCTTTGATGAGATTTTCGGTGTCCGCGCTGTACGAGTAAAAGATGGTGGTACTGGATATGATCCTGCTGATCCACCTAGATTAACTGTTGATGGTTGTGGTACACCTGATCAGGCAGCATTACTGTATCCAATTATCGATGCTGATTCAGGAAAAATTATTCACGTTAGAGTTCTAGAAAGAGGACGTGGATATGACCCATTAAGACTTCAAATTGTTCCAGAACAAGAAACTCCAAATGTTCTAACATCATTTAATGTTAATAGAATTTGGCAATCGCATCCTAACTCTTCAACTAGTGGTTCGTTTGCTACAACAACAGATAGATTAACAATTCAATCAGACAATCATCCTAAACCGACTCCTCAGTTGACTGAGAGAGCGCCTGGTGGTGGTCCTCTTGTAGATAGAACATTCAATCAAACCTTTATCTATCGTGGTGGTAAAGATGTTCCTAATCCTGGTGTAAGAGGAGATCAATTAGATAAAACAATAGGTATCTTAGCAAATGGTGGTCTTCTCCACACTCCTGACTGGGGTGCTGACGGTGGAGCACCTGCAGGTTTTGCAATTGATGCTATTAAGTATGATTATGTAAAAAACAATAGCGTCTATGATACTGTTACAGAAGGAAATGTACAGTATTATCATACAAGTAAATTAATTAATGAGTTTGCTCTTGATAATGGTGTATTTGATTGGGGTGATCAGAGAGCATATACTTG